CAATTGGGTCCATCTGAACCGCCTCTTCAGGCTTCTTCAGGATCTCATCAATGTTAGGTATTCGGATCGCTTCATACATCCGCTTGTACGCTTCGTACAGGTCGTGGAGCTGCGGAGCTGATCGCGCCATTTCCAAGACAGCTTGTGCCTGCGCGATGCGCTGGGCTGTCGAGAAGATATTCGGATCAGACACAGGAATAATGTCAATCCGATCATCAAAATCACCACGATAGATAATCTCCGCAGCCCCCGCCTGCGAAAAGCTGAACTCATCGGGGAGGTTCTCTGAGTTCAACCCCGCAAGGAGTTTAAATTCTTGGCCCTGCGCGTAATGTAATCTCTTGTGAATTGCGCTAAACGCCTTCGATCCCTGTTCAATCAGGGCGACAGTCGTGCCTACTGGGGCGTTTGGATTTGCGTCACCGATATTGAGATCTGCTGTGCTGGCAAAACGCTGACCTGCCTCGACCATAAAGCCAAGCAGGTTGAACAGGGAGCTTGATGGCTCCTTAAATGGCAGTGGCATGATTGCCTTGTTCACGTCATCAACTGTGCTGTCGAGGTCTATGAACTCGCCGGGGCTGATCTGCATGTCGCCGCCCTGAACACGGCCACGCAGCTTAAAGCCACCCTGCATGTTTGCGAATGCGGCACTGTCGAGAAGGGCGCGAAGAGATCCTGTCGCTGCTTTGCCCAATCCGCCGATCATGTGGTACAGACCGAAGCCGTAGAAGCCTAGACCGGGCAAGAACTTATAGCTCACAAACCAATCGCGGCGTACCTTGCGGTCATCTTCTTCCTTCCAGTTGCGGCGGATGGCCACCACGTTCTGGTTTTCATAGTCGATTGTGATCACATATGGGATGGCCACTGCGTTGTCATCGTCATCATCGTCATCCATTTCCTCGCCATCAATGCCGTCAAACAAGTCATAGACGTGCATTTCAAGCAGTGTCATTACGTCATCTTCGCTGTCATCGGACTGGTCAACGCCTTCGATCTCACCGATCACATCACCTGACGGATCTAGTCCATCGCCGCCACCATACTTGGTCGGTAGGTAATATCCGTTCTGGACGTAGCGATTGAAGTCGTTCTTCGGCATACGGATGACGTGGGTGTAGCGCGGAGATGTGTAGAGGTCTTTGCTCTCTGGGGCCACCACGAAGTCTTCGGCCTTAACAAACTGGCTGCACTGGCGATCTAGGTTGGCGTCCCACCATACCTTCTTGAACGTGTGACCGATCAGCGGAAGGTGAAAGAGCATCTGATCCAGGTCAGGGAAGTATTCAGGCATTTCCTGCGTGATCTGGTAGTTCATGTACTCGCGGACGCGGCGAGCTTGCTCTTCCAGCTTTTCGTCTGGCGTACCAACGATGACCGACTTGACCGGACCACCTGACGGATACAGTTCTGCTATGGCTCTGGCGTTGAACTGAGTTGCGGCTTCAGCGATCAGCGGGTGAACAACTATAGACAATCCGCGCGTGGCGCGTTCATCTTCGCCTTCATCCATACCGCCATCAGGGTCTAGGGTCTTTAACCCTTCCTTGTAGCGTTCTTCCCATTCGGAACGGGCGGCGCGGTCATTCTCGTAAAACGACACCAGCTCACTTGCCTTTCGGGCAAGTTCATTTTCGTCAATTATTTCGGCTAAGTTTTTGTCGAACTCTGCGTCATCCAGCTCATCCATGTAGTCCAGCTCTGGATCTCCAATTAGGACATCGCCATCGGCAAGTTCTTCGATCATCAGTTCGTCGGCTGGAGCGCCTTCGGCAAACGGGATAATATTTTCTGGTTCAGCCATAGAGCGTCATCCTTTGTTTTTCTACTGGTTCATCATCTTCTGGGTCTTCGCTATGCCCAACAAACCAACCTTTTCGCAATCTTAACCACGCTTGGGTGCATGTGTCCACTACGTCATCATTCGGATGCGCTGGAAAGGCAGCACATATGTCTATTAAATCCTTAGCCCATTTGCGGCTGCTTGGGTAGAAAATTCTTCCGTCTTCCAACATCGCGCTCGAAGCATGGGCGCGAGCTTCCTTATCACGATCTGGTGAATATGCCAACACAGGTACGCCAGCCATGCGGAGATCCTGCAAGAGAGACTGGCCAGACGCCTTCTTCTCAATCAAGACTGCGTCTGGCGCCCAATCTTCGTATGATTCCTGTGCGATCCTGCGGAGGTCTGGGTAGCTGACCTTATCGTACCAACACTCAAGCACAATCGCGCACGTGACACCCTGATACTTGAACACACCCCAAGTGGTTCTGGCGCTAAAGCTAGAGCTTTCCTTGGCCTCGAAGGCTGTGTCCCAAGATTGCAGGACATATTCGATGTTGTTGGGCATCTCCTCGCTTTCCCAAGGAACCCACCAGCTTGCCTTCAGTATGCCGCCACCTTTGGGGCTTGGCCGCTGCTGTAGCTGCCCAGCGGCTGCGTAGGAGCCAAGGCTGCGCTCTAGGGTAGTCAGGGTCTTCTCGTCCATCCTTTCGGGCCATAGCAGTTCGCCTTCCTTTGTTCGTGGATCTGTGAAACCAAGGGCCGATCTGTTGGGAGTTGGATGGCCTAGTTCATATCTGGCAGGCAGGCATAAATGATCCCACTCATCGCCAAACTCATTGGCGAGGATATGGCCTGTCAGGTCTTGTTCGTGCAGGCGCTGCATGATGATAACAAAAGCGCCAGTCTTGGGATTGTTGAGACGTGTCTGCATGGCCTGATCCCACCAATCTAGGACGCCCTGCCTGACGGCGCTGCTGTCGGCCTCCACGCTGTTGTGTGGATCATCGATGCAGATGATGTCACCACCATCTCCAGTCAGCGCACCACCGACACTGGTGGCGATCCTATAGCCTGTCTGATCGTTTTCAAACCGCTGCTTCTGGTTTTGATCGTCGGTCAGCTTAAACTTGTCACCGAAATGAGTTCTGTACCACGGGCTATCGATCAGCCTGCGGCACTTTACGCTATCCCTGATCGACAGGGAGGAGGCGTAGGACGCATAGAGGAACTTCTTGTGGGGTTGTGTGACCCAAGTCCACGCAGGCAGCGCGACAGCCACGCTTATGGACTTCATGTGTCGTGGTGGCACGTTGATTATTAGGCGCTTGATGCCTGTACCTTCGGCCACGGCTTGGAGGTGATCACTGATGGCGTCGATGTGCCAGTTGTTTTTGAACTCAACACCCGGCTCAATCGTCGGCCATGCGGCTTTCGTAAACTCCCTCAATGATCTGCGGTACTTTTCTGCCCTGACTTCCTCCAGCGTTAGATTGCTCAAAAGCGCGTTCAATTGCTGAGAGTTCATTGATCCCGATCCTTGTGAGGTCTAATGTAATTGTTTTTTCTTCTTGAACTTTAGTTTCTGTCTTATCCACCCAGCCTGCGCGGTTCTTTAAGTAAAAGATGATAGACGGCACGTTGCGATCCACAGTGGCATTCTCGAACAAAGCATTGGTCACTTGATCAATGCCACGGGCCTGCCCTCTCTTTATAGCTTCTGAAAATTCTGAATTTTCGGCTTGATAAAGCATGAAGGTTGACGTGTGAATACCAAGGACGCCAGCGCATTGTTCTTTGGTTAATCCTTGAGCCATAAGACCTTCAGTCTTTTCTAAGACTTCTGTCGTGACCTTGAATTTTGGTCTACCGACAGGGTTTTTACTTTTGGCTTTTGCCATTTCTTGACCTTTCTTTTCAGTGGTTAGCTGTATTTTTTTAGAATGTAGGTCACAATGCTGCAAAAAGAAACCCCCGCTGTTGCAGTGCGAAACCTGACCGAGCGGGGATAGGAGTTGAGACATCGGCTACAGGAGAAGCCTAGCCGAGCAGTGATTTTTGGTTATCACATTGCCAGCATTATGACAAGAACTGCGGCTATTAGGACTGTAAAGGCCACACCAGCAATTGTTTCTTTTTTCCACCCGTCTGGTTTTGTGTTGTGGATATCGATGTGGCCACGCAGGTTGATTGAGATGTATTGTCCTGATTTTGCTGGCTGTTCGCCTTGCTGCGTGTGGACCCATAGGTATGGGCTACCTTTACGTTTGGAGCATTCTGATTGCAGCCAGTCTGGCAGATCATGACTCCATTCGAAGCCTTTAAACTCCCAAGATTTAATGATCATGATTGATTTCCTTTATGCTTAGTGCAGTATTTTTTCTGCCTTGGCAGTAGCGGCTCGTTACATAGGCTACCCATAAACATCCTGCCTTCGTCTATGATATATCTCTGACAGGTGTCGTGCTTTTCTTCTGGCCCATTTGGTATGCCTGCGTCATATCGGTTCTTTTTTACTTTTTTAATTTTTACATTGAGCCATGCGTTTATTTTTTCTTCCGAGACATTTTTATTTCGTAAATTTTCAACCAATTCTTTGACGCACATTTTGCCAGCATTTCTTATGTCCATTAGGTTTTGTTGGCTGACATTTTCCAAGAACTCATCGAAGGTCATGTGGTCAGCGGGGATAAATTTGATAACATTTTTGAGCCGTTCTGATATAAACAGGTCACCCATTGTCTTGGCGTTTTTATCGCGTTCATATTTTTCTGCGTGTCTAAAACCCCAATACACACGTTGCCTAGCTCTTTCAACTCCAACGCCCAGATCCTCACCTATTTCGCGGAAAAGTTTACCTGCAATTCTTTGTTCCATTGCATACTTATTGAGCCTAACATTTCTGTTATTAACGACCAACATCACCCATCCCCTTCTTCGGCAATTGGCGCTACAAAGTCACGTTGCGCCAACATTAGGTCTGCGACTTGGTATGCATTGTAAGCGCATAGGTATGATGTAACGTCGAGCCTCTTCCCATCAGGATCTAATGCCGCGCCTGCTATTGCCTGCCCCGCAAAATAGTCTCGCAGTGACATTCCTTCATCATTGTGGACTGGGTATGGAAACGCAGGGCCTCCATCATATTTAGTTGTCATTTATTCATCCTCCTCAAAGATTTCATTGCCGATTGATATTGGCAATTCGATTGTGGTTATTCTAAAGTCACAAACTCTACAGACGCGCCTACGCTTCATTGTTGGGAAGCCGTACGCTTCATGCAGCCTTGAGTCTTTTGACTGAAGCCTAACGCGGCCCTTGCAGTTGGGACAGTGGGTTACGGCTAGGGTCATTTGATAGCTCCTTTCTGAGTGGTGGCGGGGGCGCGGTGGCCCCCGTTTGGTTTATCTAACTTTGACCAGTGTGCGCTGGTGCAGGCGTTGAATGTTGTAGCCACCCGCGAGGATTGTGCGGATCGTTACCCACTGATCTCCGACCTTGAATAGACCCTCATAACCGTCTGAAGACTGAACCAGCTTGAATGTTGGCAGCTCGGTGACACCCGCCTTAGTCAGCGCCTTTATGATCTGCACATTGCGTTTGGTGATCAAGGCGTTGGTGTTTTTCTCCATTGCCTCAAGTGCGCCAGCCCGACCGCGCTCCTCAAGCAAGTTCATCATGCCCTTGCTGCCGTAGTGAGAAACCAAGGCTCCGTGATAATCAAATCGGCCATAAGAACTTTCGAAAACGTCATGCGACCAGACACCTGTCGTTTTGAACTCTGCGTGCTTTTCTTTGGCTGCATCTATAAACGCTTTTTTTGTTTCCAGCTTGCGGATGGCAAACGCCTGATCGTCTGCGATCAGCTTGGCGTCAAGTTCTGCGAAGGCTTTGTTGATTTCGGTTTCCATTTTTTCTTCCTTTCTCATTTCCTATACACCATATATAAGGTACTACATACAGTATTACAAGTGCATTAGATAAAAAAGTTTTATTCTAGGTTCAGCTTGACTGGGAGATACCATCCCTTGCGACGATCTCTCTCACCTTCGTTGAAGTTCCGCTCCCAGCGCAGTATGTTCACTTCCTCGCTTTCTTCTGCGGCTATCATGCAGGCAACCATTACGGCTATTGGATCTCCACCGCCGGGCCAGAGTAGGAAGTCATCTGGACTAAAGTCTTTCATAGCCTTGCGAGCTGTGGCGATGGCTTTGGTTGGATTGAACTGCGGCTTGTCTTCTGGCTCGAAGATGATCTTGAGCTTACCGTACCTAGCTGCGTCGGTAAGATCTGGTGTCCACCCGAACTTATTCTCTCTTGGCCGAGACACGATGTAGACTGTGCTGGTCATTTTCATTCCTTCCGTGTTGACTGGATGCGCCGCCGATAATGGTTGAGGATTTCATGTATTGTCGCCTTCAATTTTAACTGTATTTATATCATCTTCCTCTGATTTAATTCCTGATATAATTTCACCTCCGCAAGCCATGTACCCACATGAATCGATCCAATTATCTAAGTGCATTGGGTTTGATTTACTGCGAGCAATTTTCAGCAGGGTCATCATTACTGCCACGTCAGCCGAATATACTTCCACCCCCAAATAAATTCCCCAAAGCTCTGCTATCATTTCAAAATTATTTTCCATATCACCGTGAGTTGCTGCCCTATCTTTTGTGACATATTCCTTGGCGGTGTTGAGGATTTCTGATCTGGTTATTTTTGTCATTTTTTCTCTCCGACAAAATTGTATCTGGCGATGTAATCTGAAACGTCTTGGTAGGTCATGTTGAGGATGTTAGAAATGTCCTTGCGGCTCCTGCCCTCACCCAACAGTTCTTTAATATTTTTGGCCTTGGGTGACAGGCTCATCTTTGAGCCATGTTTACCGAAATCATCAGATCTAAGTGCGCCCCAGTGCCTTTTGACATTTAGGTTTTCTACCATAGCTGTCAGTTTCATTTGGTGGATTATGTTGTTCATTTTGTACTCTCCCATACACGTTTTCTGTCTTTCTAAGGCAGGCCCCAATGCTCAAAATGATTAGGGCCTACTTTCCTTCTTTGTTATCAACGACTTGCACGTAAATCAGAGCAGGCCCTAATAATTCTCACTCTACCCTTTTATAAAAGTTATACTTTGCGAAATATTTATTTTCTCAAAACATAACTCTCCCCTTATATACTTTTTTTATTAGGGCTTTAGGGCCTAAAAGATATAAGTATATATAATTAAAGAAAAAAAGCAGGCCCCAATCCATTTTCGATTAGGGCCTAAACCCCATTTATTAGGGCCTAGACCCGTTATTGGGGCCTACTCTTAAAAAGGCACATCCTCAAAACCCTCATCACCATTGTAATAATTTCGGGTAGCCTCCTTCGCTTCATCCTCAGAGATGCGTGATTTTCGCGTCCATACATAATGCTTCACGCCTTTCACACGCCACCATTTAGAGGCTACAGGAAAGAACCCCTCATCCCGAAGCAAGCGTCCCAGCGCCTTAGTAGTCGGCACTTCCCAATCGGCTCTCAGCAGGGCCACGGCCTTCAGCTCAGTTATGCAGATCATCTTATCGTTTAGGACTGCGGACGGGTGATCTTCCATGAGCGCCCTGATAGCTCCCACATCCTCGCTTACATTCGCCTCGCGCATTTGCTCTAGGCCGTAAGTCTTCGGGGCGCGGCCCTTGAAATCGAAGTCATCGCTGATCTTATAGTCAAGAAGAAACCGCGCGATTGCGTCTGACCTCTTGGTAACCACCAAGCCAAAGAGCTTCCTAAAGTATGCCCCCGTCTCAGCCTCGCCGCCGTGCTGATTGAACAGCGCCTCCTTGTCCTCCTGCCGACTGAACAGCACACAGAAGCGGCGATCATTCTGGGACATAGGCACGGCGTCAGAGTGGTTGGTGGTCATCATATACGAGCAGTGGTTTGGCGCATTGCCAAACATCGCCTTACCCTTGGGGTGGATGGCCAGTGTGTCGTTCGATATCGCAGGCTTCATACTGTCGAGGATCTGCCACTTATTGGAGCCAGCAATTCTGATTTCCTCGACGCAGCCGACGATGCCGCCAGCGGCCCAGTCGTTGTATTGGGAGTTGATTGCGCTGGGTGATATGTCCTTGGTGTTTATGCGTCCAATCAGGCACTGCAATATATTGAAGAAGATCGTCTTGCCATTACCCTCGACGCCCCAAATCAGCATTGCCCAGTTAACGCGCTGACCGGCATTCACATAGACGTGGGCCATCCAGTCGAGCAGGATTGTCTGCTCACGCTCATCTGAGAATGTGTTCTTGATGTGCGCCAGAAACAGATCCACGGCCTCCTGACCCTCCGCGTCCAGAGATTCGCAGGGCGTAACGCCGCCTCGGCGGTAGGTGTTCAGGACTGTGAGGCCATCGCGCTCAGTAATCATATCCTCAGTGTCGGGCATAAAATATAAGCGCGACACTGTCGGAACTTCGCAGCGAGAGATTGCGAAGATTGACGCTGGCATTTCGGCTGACACCGCCTCCCCCATCCGACTGAACTTAGCGTCGAACGCGCGAGAGTTGATACGGTATTCGGGATTGTCGGTGTTGACGAACTCATTATCCAGCTCGTAGTAGATCCACGGGGCCAGCCAGTCAGGAGTGTTTTCTAACTCACCACCGACTGGCCGTACATTTTTTGGTGGATTGAACGCCGTCTTAATGTCGCGCAGGCCCATGCCCTCGCCTTTACCAAAGGCTTTGTGGACTTCGGCGGCTAAGACTGACCTGATGTCCTGCGGTAGCTGCGCTGTCGAGAGAGAGACAACGCGCGTCTTAAAGGCTGAATAGCTGGGCATGTCGGACACAGCCTGCGCCTCATCGCGCAGCGTCAGGGCGGCGGTAGACGTAGGGTTAATTGCCAGCGCACCGCCAGTCAATCCACCCGCAGCCTTAATGATCGACGCCATTGTGATGGGGTTTGCGCGGCCACCAAAGGAGCGCCACTTGGTACGCATTTCGCTCTGCTTGAAACGCTCAGTGTCGAGCTTAGACCACTCAACCCAAATCTCGTATCCCTTGTCGGAACATTCGTATTGGTGTGCAATGGCCATTCCCACCTTGGCCCAGCCGTCATAATCTAAATCATCGGCTGGGTAGTTCTCAAGAAGCTGTGCCACGTCACCATCGCTCAAGTCGAGCGGCTGAGAGGCCAGCGCCAGATCCAGATCAAAGATGTCAGAGCTGCCGCCATCAGTGCGCGTAATGCCGCCAAACTCTATGCCGAGCGCGTCAACGTCTAGAGTGCCTGCCCCAGCGGTCATTGACCACGGCGCAACGTCAGTGTGGTTGCTGGCGAGAAACATGATCTGACCGATAACCTTGGAGCAGCTATCCATGCCCTCTAAGCCAATAAGATTGGCAATGGCGTCAACGATCAGCGGGTATTCGTCGGCGCTAACCACCCGCGACAGCGGGGCCATGACGCGAATGCGTGGCGCTTCGGGCGTGTGTCTGAATGTGGAATAGGCCACAAACGAGCAATCCAGCGCCATCTCTAATGCAAATTCTATTTCGTCTAGATTGGTTCCCGCTGGGAAGTCATCATAATCTAGAGTTAATACTGTGCGACTGGTCACGTTCTCTGCGCGTCCCGCAGTCTCATCTTGGCGCACACCACCAACAATAGCGGCACGTCTGATGCTCTGTTCCTTTGTGTCAAACGATTCTGACCGCGATACTGTCGCGGCGAACTTTGACCATGTGGCGCTCTTGGTTTCAGCCGATCCGAAGTTAACGCAGTATGTAAACGTCACTGCATCGCCGGGCTTTGGCGCGGCCATCATTTGTCACCACTATCTACATTAGCGCGGAGCGCCGCCTTTACTTCTTCTAAGTCAAAGCGAAAATCTCCCCGCTCATTATCTAATTTAAATGCAGGTATTTTACCGGCATTGGCCATTCTTAGGATCGTGTTTTTAGCGATCCCGATCTGCGCGCCTAATTCACTTGACGTTAAAAGCATTCTCCATCTCCACAAAATTTCTACTTGCAATGACGTATAGACCCGTATAGGTACGAAAGGCAACATATAAAAAGGATAATGAAAAATGTTAGAATCTGAAATTAAAAAATTGACCGCCGCAATTGAGGCACTCACCAAGGCTATGGCCATAGCCCCAGTG